TCAAGCTGTTTATTTTCTGCGTTTGATTGAGCCAAAACAAAACAAACATCAAGAAGCTTCATTGTTTTCTCTGTTCTATTTCGATCATCTTCTAAGCTGATCTTTTCCAAAGTTTTCTGAACGTTCATCAAATCAACATCGTACAATTTTAAAACTTTTCGAGCATTGCCTATGTTCATCAATAGAGAATACTTTTCGCCGTCTTTTCCTGTAAATATCATTTTATCATCCTTATGCGGGGTTTATTTAATTAAAAACCGCGGGAAAAAGCCCCCTAAGAGGCAAAAATCCCGCATGGATTTTAAATTGCTATGACGTGTAATTCATGTTGAAAAATGCGTCGGCAAGCTTACAAGAAGCTGATACTTGTACCACTCCGTCAATCGGTTTGGATTGACTAAAAGTTGTTACTGTATAATTACCAATTTGACCGTTTGCTGTGCCTGTAATATCCCCGTCCATATCTGCAATGGCGATAGGTGTATCATTGATAATTGCGTTCAATATGGCTGCGGCTTCGGTATCACCCGCCAAATAAGCCCAGTTAATTTCCTGAGTTGCTGAAAGTGAACCGCCGAGTGTTTGCTCTGCGCCACCGTTTTCACGAGTTTTGAAAGTTACTTCTTCTCGTGCTATCTCTGAATCTGTGCTTTCAACTGGTGTAAACTCAACCCATGAAGCGCCTGCGCCTGCTGTGCTAGTAAGTAAACTAGTTGAAATATAGATTTTATGATCTTTACCTTGACGTGACATAATTTAGTCCTCTCTATATGTTACATTTAAAATTGTTGCTAGTAATTGCTCGGCCTCTAATGTCGGTGCGTCCATATAGTCAGCGTCCTCTATTTCTTCCAAAGTTAATTGTTCCACCTCTTCGGCTGCATCATTAACCGACTCAACAAATAAAATAAAATCATCCATTACAGATTGATTGAATATATCATTATCGTCTTCATCCAAAGTCGTCTCAGCTCGTCCAACAATAGTAACGCCTATTGTTCTCGATTTGCCCCTAGATCTACCGCCTCTCCCTCTGCTAGTTTGTGAACTATTTAACGCAGATGGATAAACGTTTATTTTGTACTCGCCTTTCTCGTAGTCCCCGCGCTCCATTGTCGGAAAATAATCCCGTGTAACTGTTACGCTTGGATTTGAAGAAAATGCAGATACTAAATGATCTGTTACATACTGAGCAACTTCTACAGCCGTGCTCATGATTTAACCTTTTTGGTGTGGATTCTATAAAGGTATTGCTTAAAGTCGGAATACTCGAAGTAATCCAAACCCGAAGCCGGTGGCGTAACTTGCCATTTTTGGCCGTCCTCGGATACGATAATATCATCGCGCCGAGGCTGGTTAATTCCGTAATCTTCTAAGTCTTCAACCTTTATTAGAAAATCCTTAGTTTTAACTTTAGTTATGAGGCCGCGGTCGTTAATCACCTGCTGACGGCTTTCTGCTTGTACAGCATTAACCGTGGCACTAGTTCGCCCACTGCTAAGCGCAGTGTTCAGCTGATAAGTTACGGTTTCCCCGTTGGAACTCTGTAGAGTCCCGTTGAGTACTCCCGCTAAGTGACTAAAACCGCGCATTTATTAAGGTGCTACTACTTCGGCTTCGTTTTGACCAAGTGCATCAGTTACGATAATTGGTAATCCTTCGTATTCGGAAGGAACTGGAGCGGGTAGGCCAGTTGGGCTGTAAGTAGTTCGTGAACGCTGTAATGCACCACGCTGTGAACGATTCATGAAGATATGAGTCGGTGCAGATCCAGCAGGGAACTTTTGGAGCGCTTGACTAAGCAAATCATCAGTTAGTGAATCAGAGCCGTCTAAGTTGCCAATACGAACGATTGAATAGTTATTGCCAATCTGTAAACCAGTGTAGCCAAACACAGGCGTATAGTAATGCGGTGCATTTTTGCCGTCGCCTGGATCGTAGTTTTGTACAATAGTTGTACCAACTTCGAGGTTATAGTTCATTACTGGCGCGATACCATTAACAGAACCATTTACACGAACCATATAAACCGATGTATAAACTGAGCCACCACCAGTGCCACCGCCGTTAAGATACTGAGAATCAGAAGTGTCAGCAACTACATCAGCAAAACCGTTGAAACCTGCCGCGCTGTTATTTGTTCCGTTGAAGATTTGCTTTTCCCACTCAAACATTGAAGCTTTTAAGTGTTCCATGATTTCGGTCTGAATTGTACCCTCGCGGTCATCAGAAGCATCAGCCGCAACTTTTGGCATCATTACTGAGCCGTCGATTGCTTCAAGGTCTTCTGTAACTGGAATAGAAGTTAATTTACTGAAATCTCGACCAGTTCCGTTACCGATAAAACCGACGATAGGCGCAGCAGTCTTTTTAACATATTTGTGTTGCTGTCCATTGCTGGACTCTTTTACACCCATTGCAGCGAGTGCAGGTGCGTCGTTTAGGATGTCGGAAAATTCGCCAGCGTCAAAATCTGCGCCGTTGATTGCTACTACTTCCGATACTGTTTTCATGTTATTAGCCATTTTTAAATGTCCTCTTTATTTTTTATTTATTCAGCGAAACGAACAAAGCTTTTTTTAACTTCTTTGGGTTCTGTTGCGCCAAGTTGTAAGGCTTCACCGCCGATTTCTTTCTTACCAGCTTCAATGATGAGTGATTGCTCGGCAATTTTTGCTTCGAGGTTTTCAATCTTTTCATTTTGGCTAGTAATGTGTTGCTGTTGTGCGGCTTCAAAGGTGATGCCCTGCACAAACATTTTTGCGCCTTCTGCGTCCCCGAATGATTGCATATATTTTTTCAAGTCGGCATTTTGCTCAACTTCTGCAACCTCGGCAACTGCTTCGACTTCTTCCGTCTTAGCTTCGGCTTTTAATTCTTCTTTAGGCTCTGCGATTTCTTGCTTTGCCTCTTCGGCTGGTTGTGCTACTTCTGCAACTTCTGCCACTTTGTTTTCTTCTATTTTATCTGCACTCATAAATGCACCTTTGTTTTTTGTTTCAATACTTAGATCTTTGTAGAAATCGTTTAAGTTAACAACCTCATCAGCCAAGCCAATTTTTACGGCATCTTCACCAATGTAAATACCGGCTTGAGTTCCAATGATTGTTTCATCGCTTATACCTCTGTTTTTTGATACTTCATTTACAAACATATTGTAAAATTTATCAACTCGGTTTTGCATGTCAATTTTTGCGGAGTCTTTGAGTGCTTCGTATGGGTTTGCGTCAACTTTTTTGTCGCCTGCGTAAACATAAGTAACGGCTACACCCTCGCTTTTTAATGCGTCAGAATAGTCATGGTGTGCGCTGACAACCCCAATAGAGCCAACACCCGAAGTCTTTGAAAGTACAATTCTATCGCAGGCGCTTGCAACTAGATAACAAGCTGAATAAGCCGCCTCATCTACCACCGCAATTAATTCCTTATCACCGCGACTGTTGAAAACTTTTTCCGCTAAAGTAAAAGCACCCGCTACTGTTCCGCCTCCGCTATTGCAATCGAAAACAATTTTAGTTACTTGCGGGTCCGCTATAGCTGTATTGAGCATGTTGCCAATCTCTGCATAGTTCATTATTCCACACATAGCATCCATGGCAGAACCTTTATGGACTAAAGCACCCTGTAAAGGAATAAAAGCAACATTATCAATTACAGTATATTGAAAAGACTCATTCTCGATAAGCTGAACACCGTCCATTTTTTCGCCCGTAAAATTGAAGTCTAATCGGTCTTTTACTGCGTGTAAAATATTGTTTAAACTACCTTGGTGTATAAGGTGTGGTTCATTGAAAATCATTCTTGATATATTTTTCATCTATTTTCTATCCTCTTGTTCAGGCATCTCTTCGGTTGCCGTTTCTATTACTGGCTCAACTAAACCCAAAGATAAATCAACGCCTTTCTCTTCGGCGTATTTCTTAGCGGCCGCCAACTCGTTAATATTTTCGTAAAAGTCTGTGCCGATTTCTTTGGCCACTCTTTGCGGAGAATCTAAACCCATTGAGATCATTTCACGAGCGCCTTTAGCTTGCTTTAAAGTGTCCCACCATTCAAAGCCGGAACTAACCCACTCAAAGCGAATATTTTCTTTCTGCTCGGCTAAATACGTGTCGCCGTTAGCTATTGCCCAATCAATTTTAAACATAAACCACGCATTCAAAAACTCGATTAAATCGGCCTTTTTACTTAATGTTGATTTTCTATAATTGATCATCGCACCGCGTGAACCGGCAAAGTTTGCTTTTGACTCATCGTAAAAATTAACAGGGAAGTCCAAGGTCTTTAATGCCATCTCAATCATCATCAACATATAATCTTGCGCTTGATTGCTTGGGTTTTGACTCTCCAATAAATCAACTTTATCGCCTGGATCTAAATCCAACTGAAAAGGGCCTTTGCCTAGATTTACATCATAGCCGGCTGGATTAGTATCGGCGGGGTCTAAAACATCATCAAGCGAAGTCCCATTATTCATCATGTCGCCCATTGATTCGTCGCCGTCTCTATGGAAAGCAATTCCGAACAACTGAGAAATTTTAAGTTTTGCTAATGCGTATTCGCTCGCCTCGGCTTGGTCTTGAAAAATCGACATACCACTTAATAAAGGGCTGATTCCGCGCCATTGGTCAATACGTTCGACATATGCCAGGTGTAGCACATCGCGCTTATTGAGATCCGCTAAAAAAGAAATATTGCCGGAGCTGTCGCGCTTTCCGACTCTAATCTTTTCGATTCTTTGCGTCGCGTCATCAATTAATAAACCTTGAACCCAGCTTTTATTTTTTGGTTCTGTGTCGCCGTCCTTCTTCATGTTCTTGACGCGATCGGCTTCGATTAACTGAACTTTTCCGTTTCTTAATTTATATGCAAATACATCGCCGTCTACAAATCGCGAGGCTTCCATTAATCGCAAAGCTTTCTTTAAATTAAATCTTCCGCTTTGATCAAATTGTGATTTGTTCGACCACTTAGCAACATTTCGAGACAAGTAATCCTTTAATTGCTCATCGTCACCCATAGCTTTAAATCTAAAGTCTGAAACATAATCTAAATGCTTGCGAATCCCCCAGGCAGCGACCGCAAAGTTTCTGCGCAAATCCCGCGTGTTACCAATAGCACTTTTTCTCGCGCTTTGGCCTAGGTGTAACTCACTAGGGCCAGTTTTGGTTCGTAGTGGTTTGCGGTCGCCGCCCTTTAGAGAATTGTAATCTTTACCGCCCCATAATCCGCTTAGAAAACCCATTTTATTGATTCCTCAATGTTGCGCCCATACTGGCAATTTTTGGCCGTTTGTTAATTCCACTTATCTCGTTTTCAAGTTTAAGCGCAATACGTTCCATTTCGGACAAACTTCTATAAGTAACGGTTTGGCCGTCGAGCTGTATAGATGTAGCGCCGGAGTAGATAGCTTCTTTAAGTGCGTCTAGTCGTTCTGTGTTTGTGGGCATGTATTAAAATCTCACTTTTTAAAAAAGTAAGCTAGCTAAAAACAACTTTCAAAGACACAAAAAAAGATCAAGTATAAAATCTATACTTAACCTTTAATCAAACCGCTTTAAATTAGTTTTATCTAATCTCGTAGCCATTTATTGAATTGTGTTTATTGCATGACTTACACTTAGCCAACCGACGAATCAATGTATTAAAAGTTTTCCCGTTTACCCTGTGGCAAACTTTTATAGGGTCATCGGTTTTTATTGTGATTAAATCAGTTTTACCGCAGTGAATACAAGGAGTTTTTAAAGCTTCGATTGACGGTCTTTTATAGTCGCGCTTAGTCTGCTTGATTTCTTTCTTTGGCTTTGGCTCATCTAAAAAAGCGGGTGCTTCCTGCACTTCCTCTTTCTTTTTCTTTGCCGGTCTTCCGCGTCTCTTCTTTGGTGCTTCTGTCATGGTTGTACCCTATTTTGTTTTTTATATAATTTACTTATTGATAATGGTTTTTCAATTATTGTTTTTACTGTCATTTAAAAAAGCCCTTAGCGCGGTGCATAATCCCGCTTGTATCATTGCTATAAAAAACAATTCTTTTTGATCCAAAAAACCAAACACAACAATAAACACTAAATTCAACATTATTAAGCTGG